CTAAATCATCTACAAGTGGTAAGTTTCTCCATCTTAACAGATACATTTTATTTGGATATGGATTGCCATCATTATCTCTATGGTCTTCCAACATAGCAGGGACACATAATATACCTTTATCTGCACATCTATTTTTTATTGATTGTGTTGGTTCATATACAGCAATTCGTTTTTCAAATTCTGGATAAAATTTATTCATTTGGTCTGCCCATAAATCAAAATACAAATTAAAATATTTGTCGTTGGCTGCACAAAAAGCTATCATATATCAAACTGGTCTAAATCTAAAACAAACCCCTCCAACTCTTTTGGTTTACCTTTCGGGTAGTCAGGCAACACTAAAAACTTTTCTCCTGTTTCATCATTTTTACAACCTGCAACTAACCAATCCCATTTGAATTGCATATCTACAACAAACTCATTCATTACTTCAAATCTTCCATCAGGTTTTTGTTCAAGTAAATGTTCTTTACATTCTTTCATTGTATCAAATGTTTTTTCCATTTGAAAATGCTGTTGAGTATCCATCGGACTATGCCCTATCATATATGCTAATATTAATATTTTAAACATTTGGATAGCTTTCAAAATTAATATAAGTTATCTTATTAATTTTATCTCTTTCTTCTCTACTCTTAACTATAATTGAATCAATCATATCGTAATTATTATCTTTGGCATATTTTACTCTTTTATTGCCATTGGTCACACCCCAACCATCCTTTGTATGTTCAGGCCATAATTTTTCTTTCTTCCAATATGTTTCATAAGGACTTAATATAATTGGCCATTGCATACCACCTTCTAAACTTTTTGCACATAACTCTGCCTTCATCTTTTGATGTTCTTTATTTGGGTCAGCAAGATAATGTATATCTTTTACATATACTTCAACCGTTTCAAAACCTTCAACTTTATTATTTGCTTTTAATACTTTCATAACCAGCCTTTGCAACATAAAATGCGTCAACTATATCCGTAACCGGATTATTCAATTTAGTTTGCTCAAACACTTTCATTAAATCTATCTTTGTATCTTTTACAAATTGTTCATACATTTTTAACTTATCTGCATTACCTTTCCCAGTAGCAATCTTTTTAATAACTCCTGGGACTATCACTTCAAAATTATGTTTCGTTCTATAAAATTTGTATTTTAATATGCCCATATTTTCTGCTAAATTAAATACAAGACCTTTGCTCCCATAACTATATCCTTCTATAAAAATATTATCATTAGTATTAGGAATAACAGAAATCGCCCAATTGGAAATCTGGTCGTGTCGCTCTGTCTGGGAGGTATAGGGTAAATGTAATCTGCCATTTATATATCCTTTCAATCCATCATTATCATATAAAGGTTGTTTTATATAATCTTTTAAATAATCACCTTCATATTTTTTTACACTTGTTAAATAATATACGGTACAATTAGACCAACTAAATTCTTTGCCTTTGTGTACACATATAGCGGGACAACTTAAACTATAATCAATTCCAATTATCGTTTTCATTATCTTCTTCACTTTCTATTTCATCTTCTTCATCATCTGAATATTCAAATCCACAAAACGGACATTGAATTTGATGTAATTCTTCATCTTCATACTTTAATATATAGTCTGCCTCACAGGACCCACATTTACATTTCTTTGTCATCATTACAACTTGAAGGCCTTAAATTGGTCTTTCTCCATATCTTGTTTAATGCCTCCAACTACATAACTTTCAATTTCAGTTTCTTGTGGAGCGTTTTGTAATTGCCTAGAACTTAACCAATGGTCTGTCCAAGGTAAAGGATTTGTTGCTGTTGATTGTTCATATTTCATATCCAATCCTATTGCTTTCATCCTTTTATTAGCAATAAATTCTACATATCTATGTAATAATTTTTCTGATAATCCTATCATTGAACCTTTAGAAAATAAATAAGTCGCCCAACGCTTCTCTTGTCCAACAGCTTCATCATACATTTTATAAACTGCTTTCTCTTCCTCTTTCATAACTTGCAACATCTCTTTATCTTTTTCTAATTGTTGATATGTTTGAATTATCTTTTGAGATATTGCCAAGTGTAAATTTTCATCTCTAGCAATCAATGATAATATTTTAGCAGAGCCTTCCATAAATCTTAATTCTCCAAATGCAAATGAGCAAGCAAAAGATACATAAAATCTTAAGCCTTCTAATATATTAACATTAATTAATGCTAAATAAAATTTTCTTTTTAATTCTTTTAAATTAACTCTCTTATCTATCTGCCATTTGTAAGACATATTAATTAAATCATCATAAGTTTGGGTTACAGCTTCTGCTCTTCTTTCTATTTTTTCATCTGTTAAAATAGTATTGAACACATCACTAGGTTGTGGATATAAATTTTTAATAATATAAGTATAACTTCTACTATGAATATTCTCTATAAAATCCCAAGCGATTATACAACTTTCTAATTCTGGTAAACTACAAATAGGTAAAAATGCTAACGCAGGTCCTCTGCCTTGTACTGAATCTAACATTGTTTGATATTTTAAATTAGATGTAAATATAAATTTCTGTTCTGGTGTTAACTCATTAAAATCGTTTCTATCTTTTTGTAAAGATACTTCTTCTGGTCTCCAAAAATAACCTAATTGTTGTTGAGCAAGTTTATCAAAGATAGGATATTTAAATGTATCATATCTTTGTACTGCTAAATCTTCACCAAAGAACATTGGTTGTTTTGTGAAATCTATTTTTTCTTTATTCAATATTTTAAACATCTATTTTTTTTCCATTGGGTCTGCGAATAATTTTTTCATTCTATTATAATCATCTTCATTTTTTATAGGGTAATATTTTTTCATCATACTTGCTATGATTCCCTTCTTACGCCCACCTGCATTACGGTCTATTCTTCTTGGTTGCCTGTTGTTATTCATATTCTTTTTAGATGTCATATTATTTTACCACCAGATTTTTCTGCCTGTTCTCTCTTTATACTCCACATCATTTGGTTTACCAGGTGAATTGTAATCAGGCAAAGAAGTTGCTCCTGTTTTTCCAGATAAAACTTCTTCTTTTGTCCACGATAGTCTTAATCTATTTGCATTTTTAGGATAACCTGGTTTTAATTTTTGTATTTTACCACCTTTTGCTAAAAAGTCTTTCATTGCTTGTTCGTTTTTAGATGTCATATTTTTCATACACTTGATTAATAACACTATTTGCTCTAACAAAACTAGCACATTTAGGGATATCTTTTAATCTTCTGGCACCTATATATGTACAACTGGATCTTACACCACCTAATACATCTTCTAAAGTTTCTTTAACAGGTCCTCTATCAGGTAATATAATTGCTCTACCTTCATTACCTCTATAACCATCTTTTCTTTTTCCGTGTATCTCTCTTGCTCTATCGGAACTCATACCATAAAATTCTCTTTTACCATCAACAACTGGCACTTCACTTTCATTATGTCCTGCTAACATACCTCCTAACATTACAAAGTGAGCACCCCCACCAAATGCTTTTGCAATATCACCTGGTAAATTACAACCACCATCTGCAACTATATGACCACCAACACCGTTGGCTGCGTCTGCACATTCCATTACTGCACTAAATTGAGGCACACCTACACCTGTCATTGTTCTTGTTGTACATACTGACCCAGGTCCTATACCTATCTTAACAACATCTGCACCGTGTATAATTAATTCTTCAACCATTTCTGCGGTTACTACATTACCTGCCATAATAGTTCTATCAGGAAACTCATCTCTAACTCTCTTAACAAAATCTACAAAGTTAATATGATATCCATTTGCAACATCAATAGTAATAAATTTTATATCAGGATATGCTTTTAAAACTTTTTGCATTGTAGCATAATCTTCAGCATCCTTTTGCCATAATTTACCTGTGCCTGTACATACTGATACATATTTTAATTTTAATCCTTTACCTATTGCAGCTGCCCATTGTTCTGGTGTAGTAGTCTTTGTAATCACGGTCATCATTTTATATTGTTGCAATACTTTTGCCATACTAAATGTTCCTACTCCGTCCATATTAGAAGCTATAATAGGCAAACATTTATAGGACATTTGTGAATTTCTAAATGTAAATTCTCGTTCCATTTCAACATCACGCCTACTTGATAATGTAGACCTTTTAGGTTTTAATAAAACATCTTCGTAATTTAATTTTATTTCTGTATCTAATCTCATTATGGTGTCAATTTCATAAAAAGTTTATTATGTTCTACTGCATTTTTTAATTTCTGTTGCAACTTTTTATTCTCCTTTGTTAGTTCTTCTACTTGCCTTGTTAAATCTAAAGGACCTCTATCGTCTTTTTTCTTAACTATTATTTTCTTTTTTTTCATATAACTCCAGTCCTTCTTTTCCTTCTTTTAAAGTGTCTGTCAACTTTTCATAAAACCATTCTCTACCACTATAACCTACTAATCTAGCTAATTCTTTTCTACCATTCCATATAATGAAAGTTGGTGTACCAAAAATAGATTTAATTCTTCCTTCAGCATAAGCCTCTTTAAACCAATCGGGTTGATTGTGTGCGTCAATGATGATTAAAGGTAATGATTTTATATTATAATCAATTGCTACTTCTTTCATAAACTTATTACAATATCCACAATGCTTATTATGAAACATTAATAATTCTAAAGCGTATGCCTGAACATTAAACATCATAACAAAAAAACTTATCAATAATAATCTAATCATATTTTATTTCATCTTTCCAATTATCAAGTCCATAATTAAACTTATCACTATCTCCAGCAGTCCACTTTGATTCATTATCTACACTAAATTCCCTAGTAGATGTTTTAAAATCTGGTTTAGTTAACTCACTAGGCGATAATGATTTATCATAAAACAAAACTCTATTATTTGGTTGAGCTGCAAAATGGCCATTATCTAATTTTATTATATTAAATGACTTATGTTGACTTGGTACTTCACTATACCCAACATTTAATTCTTTGTTGGTTGAATTACAACTATCAATACTAAACATATAATTACCTTCATATAATTTCTTACTTGGTGATAAAAACGTACATCTATTACCACTTATAACTTGTTTCTCTATAACTGATATATCATAATCAAAACAATCCCATAATTGTAATTCAGTTAATGGTATATCTTCTTTAGTTTCTTTCCAAACAAATGCTGATATAGGAAGTTTATCATATAACGCACCTGATTCATAAAGATATGTTTCAAAATATAATGCTCGTCCTTGAATACTCTTAACCGTACACCACACACCTGGGACAAATTCTCCGTGTCCTTTTTCAAGGTCGTATAGGTATTGTTTCTTTACTAGTACCTCAATGTGAGGAACATTAGCACATAAAAACGCCATAAACTAATCCTTATATTGTACAAGAGTCGCAATCTTCCTCTTCTGCTACCTTTGGTTCATTTTCTACCGATGAATCTGGCACTTCTTCTACTGCAATCGGATGTGCTGGTTCATCATAATCTTTTTTACTATCATATGTATTCTGATAATAACTTGTCTTCCATCCATACTTATAAGTGTTCAATAAGTCCTTGGCCATTATAGACAATGGCACTTCATTATTTTCAAAGTGTTCAGGATTATAACTCCAATTTCCTGATATACCTTGGTCAAAATACTTTTGCATTATTGCTACTATGTTTATATAACCATCGTTTGATTTCATATCCCATAGTAATGTATAAAAGTTTTTTAATTTATTATATTCTGGTACTATTTGTTTCAAAGGTCCTTTTTTAGATTTCTTAACAGACAAATAATCTCTAGGTGGTTCAATACCATTTGTTTCATTTGATACAACCGATGAAGATTCACTAGGCATTTGTGCTGATAATGTACTATTTCTCATACCATATTCTTTAATATCTGCTCTTAATTTTTCCCAATCCATTGTTAACTTTCTATCAACTAATTCATTTAATTCTGGTTTGTATGTATCAATAGGTAATATACCATCTGCATATTTTGTTCTATGGAATAAATCACACGGACCTTTTTCTTTTGCTAAATTAACACTTGAATTAATAAGATAATATTGGAACGCTTCAGTTAATTTATCAACTAATTTCCACGCCCTTTTATCTTCATAACTCAATTGGTTTTTAGCAAGATAGTGAGCTAGACCTATAAAACCTACACCTAAACTTCGTCTTGCTTTCGTTGATAGTTCAGCAGCCTTAACTGGATAATTTTGATGGTCTATTATCTCATCTAAAGCTCTTACTGCTAAATCACATAATGGTTCTAATTCTTCTACATAATTAATTCTACCCACATTGATAGCAGATAAGATACATAATGCAATCTCACCTTCACCATCAATGTGGCTTATGGGATCGGTAGGTAGTGTAATCTCTTGGCATAGATTTGACATATTAACTTTATCTTTAAAAGAGCTGTGAGTATTGGCGTGGTCTATATTCATAATATAGATACGACCAGTTTCTGCTCTTTCTTTTAATATGTCCATAAATAATTCCTGAGCATTAATTCTTTTTGCGTCAGGATATTTCTTTTCACACTCGGTATATAATTTATCAAAATGACTAGTTCCGAAAGCCTCATAAAGGCCATTTACTTCGTGTGGAGAAAATAAAGTTATATCTTCATTATTAATAAACCGTTCATAGAACAACTTGGATAATTGAATTGAATAATCTAATTGTCTAACTCTATTATCCTGTGTCCCTTTATTATTTTTTAATACAATTATATCTTCTATTTCTCTATGCCAGATAGGGAAGTGTACGGTTGCACAACCTCCTCTGACCCCATTTTGAGTACAACTTTTTACGGTCGCCTCAAATTTCTTTAAGAAAGGAATAACTCCAGTATGTTGAATTTCGCCTCCACGAATTTTAGAGTTAATCGCTCTTATTCTTCCTGCATTGATTCCTATACCTGCTCTCTGAGCTGTATAGTAACCTATTGCCATATCACTTGTAAATATACTAGGTAAAGTATCTGCAACATCTACTAATACACAACTAGCGTATTGACGCATAGGTGTCCTTACACCTGCCATAACAGGTGTTGGTATATTAATTTGAAATTTTGAGATGGCGTCATAATATTTTTTAACATAAATCAATCTAGTATTATGTGGATACTTTGAAAATAAAGTAGCCGCAATCATCATATACATCATTTGTGGAGTTTCATATATTTGTCCTGTACTTCTATCTTGTACTAGGTACTTGTCAATGACTTGTCGTAAACCGGCATAAGTAAAATCATAATCTCTATCGTGTTTTAACCAATACTCCATTCGGTCAAAATCTTTACGGTCATAATCTCTCATCACTTGTGGATCATATAATTTTAGGTCAACTAATCTTTTAACGTGGTCATAAAAATGTGGGTGGTCCCATAACTTATGAAATAAATTTTTTCTTAAACTGAATAATAATAGGCGGGCAGCTACATAGGTGTAATTTGGTGCTTCTAATGATATAAGGTCCGAGGCAGATTTAATTAATATCTTTTGTATATCATCGGTAGTAATTCCATCATAAAATTGTAAGCCACTATTCATCTCAACCTGTGAAGATGAAACAGCTTTAATATCTTCAACTGCATACTCTACCATAGCGTGGATTTTATCTATGTCTAATGGTTCACTTTTTCTTCCGTTTCTTTTAACAACATTAATGCCTTGCGCTGACACCATAGCGTCCTCCTTCTATATCCGTTTGTATGTATTTAATTGTGTAAGTGCTGATAAACCTGAATAGGTATTTTGATTTATAATATATTGAACATCTTGTTGAGATTTGCCATTCATTATCATATCGTTAATATCTTTTTCCTTTATGTGGTTTGGCCAAATAACTATTTGATAATTCTTATCAATAGCTGTTTGCATTCTTTTTATAATCTCTTTATTACGAGGTTCATTATCAAAAACAAATACGACCTCATTATGACTTACAAATGACAAATGTATGTCAGCACCAGCGGCTGCAATACAATTATCAACGAACAATGAATCTATGGGTCCTTCTACTATGTATAATCTTTTTCTGATATCCACACGGTCTAAACCAAATATTTTTTGCTTGGAATCATCAAGTTTTAAGGTTACATATTTAGGTTGTTCTTTACCAAACGCTCTACCTTGTAATGCAAATACTTCGTGGTTTACATCATAGAAAGGAATGATTAGGCGTGGGTGTTCATACTTCTTATTTAGTTCGCTGTATGTCCCTGGCCGAATATCATTTACAAAGGTTTGGAACCTGTCGCATAGATATAATTTAGAAAAATACTTTTCTGGTATTTTTCTTTTCTTTAAGTATTGTTTAGCAGGATGTTTATCATCTATGTCGCTAAACGCTTTTAAGTTATGTAGAGGCGATTTTTTTAATCTTGCTTTTGTATCATCTTTAAACTTATCTAAAAATGGTTTTACAACTTTAGGTTTACCACCTTTATACTTGTCCAAAATATATTGTCCGTGAAGCATTGTGTCCACAGACTTGATAAAGTTTGCAAGATTTTGTGAAGCACCACAATTGTGGCACTTAAAGAACATATCTACTTTAACTCTATACAGATATGCTCTTGCTTTACTTTTTGATTTTTTAGAGTCCCCACAAACTGGACATCTAAAATTGAAAAGATACTCTCTTTTCTTTTTGAAATTTTGTAATCTTGGAGATACTCTATTAATATAATCTAAATCAATATAACTAGTCATATTAGCATTATATCAAATAACGCTATAAAGTCAAGCACCTAACCAAACATTTTTAATATCATACTAAAATTGCCAGATAGTATTAAACCTAGAATAATACAGCCTCCAATGAGCAAATATCTCCATTTCTCTAATACTCCAACCCTATCTGCTAGACCATTTTTCATAGACCTTATTTCTAACATCAATTTTTGTTCTGTCATATAAAGCATTTCTTTCAACTCTCTGGATGTAGTAGAAATTCTACTATGGACATCTTCTAATTTATTGTCTGTTTCTGCTCTTCGTTTTTCAACTAATTCAAATAAGTTTCTATCTGCGGATTCTTGTTGAGCAATTCGTTCTTCGTGGACTGCTAGCATTTGTTTAACACTAGTAGAAACATCTGTAAGTTTCTCTATAGCTGTATCTAATCTTTTATGAATATCCTTGACTTGTTCTATGTCTTTTTTAACTAGTTCTATTTCTGTTTCAGCAGGCATACCTAATCCGTTTGTATAATTGTTATATTATTTTGGGTAGAGGAATTCCCTACATCAAGGTGTTGAGCTTCTTTATCTTGTAAAATCTGTATGTCTGCCTCGTTAGCAGTTTCAGTTTTTACATAAGC